AGTTATGAATTAAAAGACTATCTTAACTCTATAAACTTTACTAAAAAAGATTTGATGAAATCCGATGATAAGGATTGGGTCAAGAAGTATCCTGCGTTTATAATTAACAAGATACTGTCTGGTTTTTCAGACACTATAATGCTTGTCAACGAGGTAAATCGTAATCACTTCCTTGATAAGGATATGCAATACTCGTTTCTACTAAATAGTATTAGATCAAAGAAAAGGTTTAGTCCTTTTTTGAGAGCTAGTAAATTAAAAGATATTGATTTGGTAAAAGAGTATTATGGATATAGTAATGAAAAAGCAAAAACTGTCCTTGATATACTCACTAAAGATCAACTGAAATTGATTAAAGAGAAATTATATAAAGGTGGGACAAAATGAATGAGTTAGATAATCTATGGCATCCTGAGAAGATGTTAGAGGTACAGTTAAAAGAACCTGATGACTTTCTTAAAGTTAGGGAAACATTAACTCGTATAGGAGTGGCGTCAAGAAAAGATAAAAAGTTATTTCAATCTTGCCACATATTACACAAACAAGGAAGATATTTTATAGTGCATTTCAAAGAGTTATTTGCTTTAGACGGTAAGTCAGCAAACTTTTCTGATAATGACGCTGAACGAAGAAACACAATTGCTCAACTGTTAAGTGATTGGGGTTTAATCGCTATATTAAACAACTCTATTGCTGAGAAGAAAGCACCTCTATCACAAATTAAAGTATTAGCATTTAAAGAAAAAGGTGAGTGGGATCTTCAAGCAAAATATAATATAGGTAAAAAAATAGAAAATGAAGGCGCCGAAGTTTAAAGATTTCATAACAGAAAAAGTTGAGAGAAGTGATATACAAGTTGCTATCTTAACTAAAATCAATGCTGACAGTAAGTCTGTTGTTAGTAATATGATTGCTAAGGAATGTAAAAGAAGAAATATTCCTTGTCATATTATTAATACTTCTGAAGCATGGGTGTCAAAAAATGATTTAGAGAAAGGTACTTTGCTTGTATCAAATATTGATGGCGAAGATACTGAAATAGAATTCGAGCTTTCAAAAACTATCTGCTTTACAAGAGCAGGTGTTCTTGAAGACGAAACTGGTTTAGCGTTGTTATCTACATTCGAAAATGCTGGTGCATTTATGATAAACACTAGAAACGGTATGCTCACTTGTGATAACAAGATGTCAGCATACATTTCTTTTGAGAGAGATAATATACCTACACCTAGGACTGCTTTGATTTCAAATGAAAAAGGATTACTTCATGCCCACGAAAAATTAGGTGGCAAGTATCCTGTCATTATAAAAACACTAACAGGTACACAAGGTATTGGTGTATCAGTTGTTGATTCTGAAAAGAGTATGATTTCTGTGGCTCAATCGTTGTGGAAGTTTGGTGCTGCCTTACTACTACAAGAATTTTTAAAGTTTGATTTTGATATTCGTACAATCGTTATTGATGGTAGAATATTAGCGTCAACAAAAAGAATAAGTGCTAAGAAGGACTTTCGTTCTAATAGACATAGAGAAGCAACAACTGAACCTTACAAGTTATCAGAAGATGAGAAGAAGGTAGTGCTAGACGCTGCTCGTTCTTCAGGTGCATATATGGTAGGTGTTGATCATGCAATAGTCAATGGTAATTATTATGTATTAGAGTGTAATGGATCACCTGGAATCGGTTCAGAATTTGCTTTATATAATACTGATTTAAGGGATAGATCATATGTAGGTAAGACTACACCTGATAATGTAATAAAAGAATTATTTAACTATCTTACACAAGATGTACACAGAAAATACTCATTTACAAAAGAAGCAGGATTCCATGAGAGAATTATTATTGATGGCTATGGGCCTGTTAGAGCAAAGTTTGATACAGGTAATGGTACTCAAGCATCAATGTTTTGTGTTGACAAAATAGATGTATCAGGTAAAACTGTTAAGTGGGAAAAAGATGGTAAGAAATTTACAAGTAAACTAGAAGGTACTTCTGAAGCAACTCGAATGGATCAAGTAGATGAAAGACCGATTGTTCTTGTAGATTTAACTTTCAATAACAAATACTATACAGATGTGCCAATTGGCTTGACAACAAAAGATTCAAGAAGCACATTTTTAATCAATAGAGATTTATTGACTCGATTTAAAGTCAATGTAAATCCAAATAGAAAGTTTGTTCTTTCTTCTTGGATTGAAAGAAGCGATGGTAATGATACACGAGGTGTTAATTTACCATTAGAAAAAGATGAATAGACGCTTTACAATCTATTCTAAATATGATATAATAACTATATAATTAAAAGGAGTGAACAATGGCATTAAATCATCAAACAAACAATCCACTATACAAAGCACTAGAGAAAAAATACATTGCAGATATTGAAGCTGCAAGAGCAACAATGATAATCTATTTTGATAATCCTGTTGCAATAGGTGAACACCCTCAACATCTAACAGAATTAGATAAGTTGAATGATCAACTTGCAAGTGCAGAAGAAAAACTTGAAAGTTTAAGAAAACATTTCAACAATACACAGATATAATATTAATGAAATTCTATACTTCGGTATTGCCGTATCGTGGCAGGCTATTGGTTCGTGGTGTCAACCATGATGGTAGTCATAAGAAGTTTAGAATTAATTACAAGCCATCTTTGTTTGTACCATCAGGCAAAGAATCAAAATATAAAACACTAGACGGTCGTGATGTAGGTAAGGTTACTTTTGAAAGTATGCCTGAAGCAAAGAAATGGATTGATCAGTATAAAGATGTAAGTGGTTTTGAATACTTTGGTAATACAAGATATCAATATCCTTTTATTGCAGATGAATTTAAAGGTAAGATTGATTGGGATATTAAACAGATAAGAATACTTACAATTGATATTGAGTGTGAAAGTGAAAATGGTTTTCCAGATTCAGATGAGGCAATTGAGCCTTTAATTTCTATTACAGTTAAAGAACATACAACAAAGAAGATCATAGTCTTCGGTATGAATGACTTTGTAAATGATCGTGATGATGTAAAATTTATTAAGTGTACTACTGAAAGAGCATTAATTGAAAAGTTTTTAGAATTTTGGTTAGACTATAATCCTGATATCATCACAGGTTGGAATGTAAAATTCTTTGACATACCTTTTTTAATGAATAGATTTAGAAGACTTATGGGTGATGAATTTATTTTACAGTTTAGTCCTTGGGGCGTAGTTTCACAACAAAGTGCTAGAATAACAGCAAAAGGTTTTAATAAAGAACAAAACTATTGGGACATCATGGGCGTTTCTGTATTAGATTACCTTGATCTATATCGTAAACATACATTTGTTAGACGAGAAAGTTATAAACTAGATTACATTGGTGAAGTAGAACTTGGTGAAAACAAACATGAGAATCCTTATGATACATTTAAAGAATTTTATCAAAAAGATTATCAACAATTTATAGAATATAATATCCAAGATGTAGAACTTGTTGATAAGTTAGAAGACAAAATGAAACTTATTGAGTTGCATTTGACTATGGCCTATGAAGCAAAAGTTAATTATCAAGATTGCTTTGGTCAGGTTCGTATGTGGGATACTATTATATTTAATCATTTAAAATCTAAAAATATTGTTGCACCTGCTGTAGTAGAGTCTAAACAATCAAGAGGTTATGAAGGTGCATATGTAAAAGATCCTGTTGTAGGTTTTCACGACTGGATAGTAAGTTTCGATTTAAACAGTTTGTATCCGCATTTAATTATGCAATACAATATCTCTCCTGAAACTATGGTTGGTTATGACCCTAATCGTGTCAATGTAGAGAATATGTTAAATCAAAAATCTGACCTGTCTGACCTAGATACGAGAACTATCACTCCCAATGGTGCTCAATTTAGGACAGACAAGCAGGGTTTCTTGCCTGAACTTATGGATACATTATACAAAGAACGAGTTATCTATAAAAACAAAATGGCAAAAGCAAAAGCATTGTATCAAGAAACTGGCGATGAAAGATTAAAGAATGAAATATCATCAAACTATAATATACAGTTGTCAAGAAAGATTGCTTTAAATAGTGCCTATGGTGCAATCGGTAATCAATACTTTAGATACTTTGATGTAAGACACGCTGAAGGTATCACGATGGCAGGTCAGTTGACTATTAGATGGATTGAACGTGATGTGAATGATTATCTAAACAAACTATTGAAGACTAAAAATGTTACTTATGTTGTGGCTTCTGACACAGATTCAATTTATATTAAACTAGGTGAAATGGTTAATAAAGTATTCAAAGATAAATCTGACAATAGAAAGATTGTAAAAGTATTAGATAAATTTTGTGAAGAAAAACTACAACCATTTATTGATTCTAGTTTTGAAAAACTTGCAAAGTATGTTAAGGCATACGATCAGAAAATGATTATGAAACGAGAGGTGATTGCCAACAAAGGTATATGGACTGCTAAGAAAAGATATATTCTAAATGTGTTTAATGAAGAAGGTCTTGATTTAAAAGAACCTAAACTAAAAATCATGGGTATTGAGGCTGTTAAGTCGTCAACTCCTGCACCTTGTCGTGTCAAGATTAAAGAAGCATTAAAAGTAATTATGACAAAAGATGAACCTGCATTGATTGAATTTATAGAAAACTTTAGAACACACTTTAAGAAGTTGCCACCTGAAGATATTGCTTATCCTAGAAGTTGTAATAATCTTAAAAAGTATTCATCATCAAAAGACATATATCAAAAGTCAACACCTATTCATGTGAGAGGTGCTTTACTTTATAATAATCAATTGAAGAAACATAAACTAGTTAAGTATGAAACTATACAAGATGGTGATAAGATTAAATTTATTGCATTGAAAGAACCTAATCCTTTAAGAGAGAATGTTATATCATTCTCAACTAAACTACCAAAAGAATTTAAACTACATCAATATATTGACCATGATGAAATGTTTACCAAATCATTTTTAGAACCATTAAGATTTATTGTAAATGCAATTGGTTGGAACTTTGAAAAGAAATCAAACCTAGATGAATTTTTTTAAAATAACACTTGACATTAGAGAAATCGTTATTATATAGCATAGAAAGGAGAATTATATAATGAGTAAAATAATAGGAATAGACTTAGGAACAACGAACTCTTGTGTTGCCGTAATGGAAGGATCACAAGGGAAAGTATTAGAGAATGTAGAAGGTGCAAGAACAACACCGTCAGTAGTATCGTTTGGTGATGAAACGCTAATTGGTATGCCAGCAAAGAGAGTAGCAGTAACCAATCCAGAGAATACTATCTATGCAGTTAAGAGATTAATTGGTAGAACATTTGACGGAGAATCTGTACAAAAAGATATACAGACAACACCTTATAAAATTGTTAAGGCAGATAATGGAGACGCATGGATAGAAGCAAAAGGTAAAAAGTATTCACCATCACAAATCTCAGCTTTCACTTTACAGAAGATGAAAGAAACTGCTGAAAAATATTTAGGATCAGAAGTTAAAGAG